TAGAGTTAATGGCACCAGGTAAATTTGCAGAACTTAAACAAGGTCATGCAATTATATTTGCATCATTTTTAAATCATAGAGTTAATCCTGTAAAACGTGGAATAAGACAATCACTTGTTGTTTGGTTTGGAGGAAAACCTTTTAGATGATTAAAGAACAATTTTTTCCAACAACTATATATGGTAAAGACACGCAGTTAGATAATAATTTTTTAGCTAATGAAATAGTTAACTGGTCTAAACAAAATAAAGGTATAAAAAAAACAAATGTAAATGGTTGGCATAGTGAAACTAATATGCATGAACTACCACAGTTTAAACCTTTAGTAGATGAATTATTTAAAATGGTGTCAGAAGTATTTAATGAAGAATGGGTAGATAGACAACCAAGGTTAGGTAATATGTGGGCTAATATAAATTATCAAGG